CTCGCTACATACCCCATCGTCTTCTCCGCTTCGGGAGTCACTGTTAATAGTTTCACTGAATCCATTACTAAATCCCTTCTCCTGTTTGCGACGTTGTTGTTTAAGTTTCAGTGCTATTTTAGCACGAGTTAATTGAATTACCATGTAAGAAATCTCTTCTGCTGTATACAGATTTGGATTTATCTTTGCTTCTTTGATTGCTTTTTTTGCTAATCTAATTTGATCTTTTAGTCGGGTCATAGTACGCTTTGTAGTAGGCAACAATGCCATCTGTTCTTAGGTTTCCTTGAGACACCCAATCATGAACACATTCATAAATGCTCTGGTTAGAATATCTAGGTGATCCATCAGAGCAAATTTCAGATCCAAACTTCTTTAATAGAATGTTTAGTCCCTGCGTTCTGATATCCATGCGTTCATCACTGTAGCGCCAATCAGTTGCGATGTCCATAGTTAAATCACAGATGCATACATTATAACATAAAAAAAGAGGGGTCGCAACCCCTCGTAAAATCTAATCTAAAATACTCCTGCATATTCGTTTGCATTGACGTTGATCTAAAGAATCACATTCAATTAGACACTCATAATAATCATTTAATTTATAATTGTCCTCTTCCTGTGAATTTTCAAAACTCGTCCACTCATTTAACTGAGAGCGGGATAACAGATTGTGCATTGAACACCTCCTAACATTGAACACATAATAAAGTAAGGGCGTGGGTTCATTTGTCTGCCTCTAATTCTACCACTATTTAATAGAATTATATTGAAATCAACACCTGTTGTAAAGAATATTATTGCCTACTAGTTTATACTCATAAAAAAAGAGAGGGTCAAACCCTCTCTCAGTAAGTAAGTTAATCACTTGGTGTAAAGTTTACCACGATAGCAGAATGTGCCATGGGTTTGCTTACTCTCTACACAACGTGTATCATACTCAACACCACGATATGTAGTGTGAAGAACTTGTGCGTCGTGAAGTGCAGATGCCTTGTTGATCTGCTTGCGAATCATGTTTAGTGTGTTCATTTGTCAGTCTCCTGAAGTTAGGGTTTTTAATCCCCGTTCCTTCAGTCGTGTGCGTCCCAGAAACACTCAGGAGTAGATTCCTTTACGGTCTCTATCAACTCTACCTTAAAAGCATTTGAGATATTCTCATTTGCTTTCATCTTAAGCATGATTGTATCAGCTTGTTGGCAGGTGAGTGATGAATAGAATAATAGTTCTAACATGGGATGAACGGCTCCGTTCCGCGACTTACTTGCGTCCTCCTTGCGGGGGATGAACGTATGGTATAAGTATACCATACTATGTATGCTCTGTCAACTGTATCGGTTAATATGTATTCCAGTTTGGATCAGTAGATACTCCTTTTACATTAATATTGACCTGAGAATCAGCAAACCCAAGATCTCCCACTGGCATAATATTAAATGCAATTGAATATCTATCTATTGAATTACGTTGCATTCCAATTCGATGATTTAAATGACTCGGAAAAAATACTACCGATTGTTTTTTAGGAAAAAAACTAAAAGAATTTGAATTCAACTGATTATATTCGTCCGGCATAATCCAAAACGAATGTGGAGGTTGCTTTTTAAATACCAATGGAGCAGCATCATCACCACCGTTTACATAAAATACTCCACTAAACATAGAGTTTTTATGATCATGAAGTGAAGACGACCCTCCTTCCTTTGTTCTAATTCCCCAAGAAGTTGTAATTACAAAATCATTATGTACATATCTTAGGTGTTCATTTTTATATTGATAAAAATGGTCTAGGATTATTTGTTTAATGTCAGGATATTTTTCCAAAATATAAAGATCTTTGGTCATTTCAGGAGGATTTGCAACCTGATCTTCTATGTTAAGTCCAACCCAGTACTCATTCTTGACCTCTTCCAAAATGTCTCTTGCATCTATTTGATATGTACAAATAGCTTCGGGAAAGAGATGAATAACATCAGGTTTATTCATAATATTTTAGTAAAAGTTATTTTGTTTTTTGGGGTGTCCAAAGGCGGGGATCTATTCTGCCTTCAGCTTGAGACATAGTTTTAAAATCTCTTTTGTATTTGTCCCAATAGTCATCAAAAATATCTACTTGCTTTGCAGCAGAAACAATATCAAAATGAGCAACACCTGCTTGAGAATACTCAATTAGAAAAGCATTACTAGGAAGACTTTTATCTTGTGCCAATGAAGGATCACAATCTTGATGTAGAATTTTACATCCTTTCCCCATTACGAACGTCCTCCCCATTCAATACTAGGAAAAGCGGTTTCAACACACTGCTTAGTGATCTTCCAACGTTTTCCTAGTTGCTTATCTTTAGCAAGAACTAAAACTCCTGCTTCTCCTTGATGAAGTCCTTCCAACATTTGAATAAACATGTCCTCACGTTTGGATTGTTTAAGTTTAGATCCACCCTTAAAAAAGTGGTGCAATAAACGTGCTTCTTTTTCTAGAATCGTATGCTCAGTTCCTTCGGGAACATCATTCTTATTAAAAGGTGGTTCTCCAGGTGGCAGCAAACTAACTATAGAATCATCAAAATTAATAATTAATACCGATCTCAGTGCTGAAGAATTAAATTCTTTTAGGAGTTTAATCTTTTCGGTTTTCGTTTTTGCGTTTGATACTTTCTGTAGTATCTCATGCATCAAAATTTTCATCGTCATTGTCCTCAATAAATCTAACAGATAAAAGTTCTTCGTTAATAATCATACCATCACCATCATACATTTCTGGATGCATTGCCTGCATCTCTTCTTTAGAGTAGAAGTAATCATGCATGAACTGCTTTCCTACCCACCCTACGACAAGTCCGACACATAAGAACAAAAAAGATGCGGTTGCCGAGAAAAATAGGATTGTTGCCGTTTCCATTGTTCAACTCCTTAGTGGTTTAGTTACGTTCCCACCTCAGTTCAACGTTAAAGTAAAACTTACGTTTGAAGAGGGTGATCGTTTTCGTTAACCCAAACCCACTCTTGGGTTTAAGTGATGAATCTTTCGGTTTAGCCCTCCTTAACATGAGCTCTATGCCTTTATTTATGTTAAGGTCATCACCCCTTCTTGGTTGAGACATGTCCATTCTTAACAAGGTACTTTGCTACGTTAACTAGTCCACCATGTTCTACTCCATCAATAACAACATGAGGGTAACCGACTGCATTTGGGTAAGTTTTTTTAAATTCTTTTCGTTTTTCTTCAGTATCAATCAAGATACTTTCCCACTCAAGTTCTGCTTTAATAAAAAGTTGTTTCAATTGTTCACAATAAAAACAATTGGATGAAGTATACGCTGTAATTTTCATTTTAATTTACGTAATTATTTGATGTAACCATTTAGTTCTAAGTATTTACGTGTCAAGGGAGTTGGTTCATATACTTCCCACATCTCACCACCAGCGCATGCTGATAGAGCATTCATTGTCATGTTCTCAGTTCTACCTGCCCAACCTGCTTCTGCTTCCCAAGGTAATGCTGACTTAGGATATGTGCGTTCTGCCATTACACGCCAGATCATAGGAACACTATCTTCTGGCATAATAATTGCAATCAAACTATTATCAATAGTTCCTGCCATACAATCCTGTGCTGCATGCCATCCTTCATGTCTCATCACCATCATCAGTGTGCCAGGACGATCCATAAACTTTCTGTTTAGAAAGAAGTTATTGGATACAGTATGATATACCCCACGATGTTTTTCAGGGAAATACTTCTCGTCAGCAAGGAATACTTTAACACCTACTTGGTTCAATGACACAAGCATATTATTAAACTCATTTGCAACTGGAGTAAATTCTTCAGTGTTAGGATACTGAGAGGAAACATCCAGAAGAGAGAACACTTCATTTACATCATCAGTACACTCCCGAAGAAGCATACATCCCATACTATCCATGGTATTGTATCCTTGTGTAATTTTAGAATCATCTGCCAGTACTGCTGTAGGAGTCAGCGCAAGAGCAACGAGAATATATTTCCACATAAAAAAGAGGGTGTTTAACCCTCTTATTATATCAGTTATTAGTTCGTTTGTAAAGCTCTTCCAGTTTTTCTCTGGATAGATCTACATACATCAACTCTTCACCTGCTTGTGGTGCTTCAGGATGACGTGGTTTAGGTGTATTCATCTCTACTTTAATAGATTGAATATTAGCCCACATCATAGCGAAGGCACCACCAGCAATAAGAGCAAAGCATATGAAGTATAGTGCAACTTCAAAACTATTCATCATGCTTCCTGCAGAGATTGAACTGTGTTGTGAAGCTCTCCAATATCAAGGAGACCTTCAGCACTGAACCAAGGGGCATTTGCCCAACTGAATCCTTCACCCATGGTGCTATCAGGTGCTGTGATGTACCAATGACATTGAACATCAGGCACATCAACAGCACACTTAGACCAATCATCACTCCACTGTGGGACTTGTACCCACATCAAAGCAGCAAACATAATACTGAATAGTGATTTGATCATGTCTTATTAAGGGTAAAGGTTAGTTGTCGTTTTATGAGATGATCTATTGAGAAGTTACCCCCACCATTGAGAATAATACAGGCACAACCTCCCCAATACAATACAAGTAATTCAAGAAGGTAGATATTGAAACCTGATGTCACAATGGCATGATATA